CGCTGACTGTCTCCTCAACTGTTCAGCAAGTTCTCTGTCGTAAAGTGCCTTACGCTTGTTGGCTGCGTCTGCCTCAATTTGCTGTATAAGGTCAGCGCCTTCTTGGTGTGTCCTTACTTTGGCTGTGATCGCTTCTTCAACTACTCTTTTCTTCTCGGCTTCTTCTCTCAACACTCTGGCCAAGTCGTCTTCGCCCAATCGCTCTATGGCCTCAAGTGCTGTTGCGTTCTTTTTGTTATATTCTTCTCTTGCGGCAGCCTCTTGCTTAAGAAGTTCAATCTTCTCACGCATAGCCTTCTTCTCTGCTGCCATAACAGCATTCACCCTGATGATGCCGTCCGCGTATTCATCTACTTCTGGTGTTAATTCTTGGAATCCGCCAACAAGTTCTTCAATGTTGGCAAACATTTCAGCGATCTCTTCTTTGAATATGACCGCACCTGCTACCGCGGCACCAACACCAACCGCTGTCAGTGGGTTCAATGCCATTGTCATCGTCAGCATCCTTATGCCCGCACGCAATTTAGAAAGTGTGTTTATAAGACTGATGAATTGATTGATTATTAATACTAGACCCAGTCCCCCGAGCACCGCTTTCAACACGCCAATGTTGGCTCTCAAGAATTGGACTGCCTCGCCTGCTTCTACGACCACTTTCGCAAGACCTTCTCCAACTGCTTTCGCGAAGTTGTCAATGCCATCTTGGTTGTTGTCAAAGAAATTGTTAAGATCTCCCAACTCTTTTTTGAGTGCTTCAAAGAATGCTTCGTTGACCGCTGTTTGGAATTTGAAGAATTTATCTCCCAACATAGAGAGTGTTCCCTCTAGTGTGTTCGCGAACTCCTCGGCAGCATTTCCAAATCTACCTCCCTCGCCAAAGACTTCTTTGAATCTCCTTTCAGTCTCTTCTGTTGTGATCCTTACACCTGACTGAAAGCCAAGTAGTGCTAGGACACCTCTTTCTCTGAATAGGTCTGCTGACGCGGCACCACTGGAGAACGCTCTCTGTAATTGTTCTCCTGCTGTCCTGAAGTCAAGCCCTGCCACCGCGGCTATGTTCGCCGTCAGTTTCAAGTTCTCGTTTAGTTGATCAGCGTCCCTTGATACAACAGCCAAGTTTCCTGATGCTGCCGCTATCTCCTGTAGACTGAACGGCACACCCGCCGCAAAGTTAGTCAACGTCTCAAACGCTTTGGCACCTTCTTGTGCTGAACCAAACAAGAACTTGAATCTTAATTGTAGTGATTCAACTTCTTTTCCAACACTGACCAGTCCCCTGATGAACTTCACAGTGCCTATCGTAGCGAGACCAATCGCAGCCGCTTTGGCCGCAGTGCCTAGACTCAATAGGGCACGATTACTGTTGCCAAGTCCACGCTCTAAATTACGTAGTTGATTCTGTCCTTGGACCTTAACACCTATGTTGTAATCTTGTTGTGTCATCTTTTACGTATCTTACTCTGTTGCCTCGCTTTCTTCATTGCCTTGTTGTTGGCCTCATTTTCTAGTTTGATATATGCTAACCACATATCAATCTCCAATGTTGATAGTTTCATTACCTCTGACAGACTCATTTTCAATCTGTCAGCCAACATCAGTAGAAACTTTAACTCACCATTGGCACCTATTCCTTTGCTAGATCCTCTATCCTGGGTTTCAACGCCGCGTTGTTGATAGTGCCTGCTACTTTGGTGATCACGTTGGGATCAGCCTCTTTCATAAGCACGATTCTGTCTGCTTCTTCAAAGATCTTCTTGCCATCTTTGTCAATGGCCTTCTGTATCAGTGATTCTACCAATGCGTCAACCACCTTGCCCTGTGATTGTAATTCAATCACCTTGGCTTCAGTTTCAAACGGGTATGTCCTCTTGTAGAATATGTCCATCTCCCATTCTGGCACGTTCATTTTCAGTAGATCACCATTGATCTCCCTGTGATAGTGTTTGGTTATTTTCTCTAGTGTTTTCATCTTCTTTTACCTTTCTGGCGTCTTGCCACTTCCCTGAAGGCTGGCCGAGTGAAACCTTCTGGTGCTTGTTTAGAATATCCCGTATCAAGTCTTGATATGTAGGGTTGAGTGTTCTTCAGTTGATACACGTTGTTGCCTGTAGCGGCCTTCACCTGTCCCACCTGTCTCAATCTCCAATCATTCCTCGCCCGACCTGATCTTTTTGGTGTTTTCTGTTTCACCGTGTTAAAAAGGTCCTGGGATATCAAGCGAACCGTCTGATTCAAAATCCGTTGTAAATCAGCGATTGCTGTTGTCGTTCTTGGTTTAACTTTAACTGTTATCACGTATATTACGTAGCCGCTATTGTTAAACCGTTGCCTGCTCCATCATTCGTTCCCTGGAAACTACACGTAGCCTCTACCATTCCGTCAAATGTTGACGTTATGGAGAAACCTGTGATGATCACTTCACCTGAAAGTGTCATACCAGTTGTCTCACCTGATGGGTATAGTTTGATAGTTGCCGGGCTCGCACCTTGCGTTCTTAATGCTTGTTGAGCACCATCGCTATCTCTTAAGAACAAATCCATTGTGCCGGAAAAGTTCGTAAGTCCTGCTTTGTATGATCTCACACCGCCTGACGACATATTTGTATCTTCAATTGTCTCTGTCTCTAAATCCAAACTGAAACTTCTTACAGAAGCCACGTTCGTTAAAGAATCGCCAACATCAAATTCAACTCTGCCATTCTCACCTGTGTAAGTTGTTGAGTTATAAGCCATATTACTGCTCCTCTATTGTTGTTATAAGATCCTCTGGTCCTGGAGGGTCTTGGTTTACTTTTTTAAGTTCAATTACCTCATCAACCACCACTTTACGTGATCGTTTCTTGGGTTTGAATTGAACTTTAGGTTCGTTGTATGACCAACCTTGTTTCAGTCGCTGTGCCACTTCTTTGTGTCCAACGAGTTCTGAATTTCCTTGTTTATCCCACATCTGTATTCTCATATTATACTACTCCCTTCCTGTAGGTGTATTTCACTTGTGCGTTTATGACCACTTCTCCAAGCGGTGGTTCTCGCTCTATGACTTCAACACCAGTTATGGTTGTGCTGACGTTGTGTATGTTCGCGTCCGTTAGCGTGATGTCTCTGTTCCTTGAAACCTCTAGGGTTTCTTCCACCCTCTCCACGAATTCATTACGTAGGGTGTCTATCTGATCTCCCCTCACATAGCAACGCAGTGAGTAATCTATAGTGCCCTGTCGTAGATCTGTGCTGACATCTTCTCTGGTTTCGTTTAGGGTGTTGATCAACACGGCCGGGAATTGCGTTATCGCTATCTTGGCCACATCAAAGAACACCCTGCTCACTAACCCCGGCGCAGGGTTCGTCATATTCTGTAGTTGTTCCGTTATGTTGTTTGCTACGTTCTCTCTTGCTGACATTATCTTATTAACCTGTTGTTATAGAATGATTGACTTTCCGAGTTGCTGTAAGAGCCATCGCTGTCTAGGTCGTAGCGTATGCCTTCCCTCAACAACAAATTGAACTCCTCATTGAACTTCTCTTTGTAGTAGTCTAGTTTCTCTCTGAAAGCGTCTCTGTCCGGATCAAATGAACTTAACCTTGGGTAGATGTAGTAGTATAGTGTGTAATACACAGACGCTCTCTTGAATTGTGTAGCGTCTAATCTACTGGGTGATAATTTGGTGTTTGATCCAACAACACTGGCGTCCGTAGCACCATAACGGGCTGTGGGCCACCATTCTATATTCAACAATCTAATAATGTCGTCGTATGTCTTTTCGTGTAAGTTGGGTGATGATCCAAAATCTTGTATGCCAAAGTTCTTGATGTCTGGCTCATATTCAAGTATGTCTGAATCAGTAGTAAATTGTGCCATCTGGTTAAAGTCCTTCTTTAATTCGTTAGTGTAAAAGTCCTTCTTTTACGCAGTTATTTATTTGGATGTAAAAAAAGGGCGACACGAATGCCGCCCCTTAAAGAGTAGAGAGGTCAAATCAATTAGTTGATTTGGTTGTCTCCTTGAACTAGAACCGCGTAAGAAGATTTAACAACTGCGTTTCCTCTCGCTGTTGTTCCGATGTATTCCGTTAATCTTCTAGAAGCGTCCCTTTGGGTCTCTAGTCTGATTGGTCTTTTCACAACGTGTCCAAATGCTTGTGGGCTGAATACAGCACCTAAAGCACCTGTGGCTACTGAATCAGCACCAATCGCCGTTGATTGGAACATCTTCACGTTGTAGATTTTTCCAACAAAAGCACTTGATGATAATAAAGTATTACCAACGTTTGATATCGCGCCTGCCGCACCTGAAGCCGCATAACCCGCGTTAGTTAAAACTTTCGCGATGTTGTATGCTTGTTTCGGGTGTAATACACAGAAGTAATCTCCATCAGCGTCAGTGGGCGCAGAGTTGCCTCTTAACTCGTAGACTGCTTTTAGGATTGTGTCTGGTGTAAGTTCAACTGCCGCATCACCAACGATCTGTGATAGATTCGCTTGTGTGAATAAAGCGAAAGCATCTGCGTCAATTTTTTCCGCTAATGCTCCACCTATCATCACACCCACATCAGATCCCATATTTCTAGATGTTGACTCTGCTAATAAGTCAGATACGTCAACTCTAGCCGCGATCTCTGATGCTGTGATATCAACTTGTGAAACTGATACCGCTGATTCTGAAACGTCAGCAGTTTGTGCCGGAGCACTTGCTGATATTTCTGGATACACTGGGATTTGAGCAGTTAAGCCC